AACCAACACTGAATTAGATATATTTGAATTTATATCATTTAAGAAAATAAAAAAGGGTGAGGAATTATTTATAAAATATGACAAGAACCCAGTGTTTATAAAAAATAAAGATGAAGATTAAAACCTTTAATAGTATCGTACCAATATTTGATGGGTCAGTTGAATCCACATTAGATAACGATGTTAATGATTGGATACTGGAGGAGTCACCAATAATTACAGATATAAAATATTCAATAAGTGGTAATAAACACTATGGTGCAATTACAGCCATTTTAATAATATACGAAGAAAAAAAGAAAAAGAAAAAATGAAAGCATTAGTAATTTCTGGGGGTGGTAGCAAGGGTGTATTTGGTGGTGGTGTTGCACAATATTTAATAGACGATGAAAAAAAGAATACGATTTATTAATTGGGGCATCAACAGGTAGTTTAATTAATGTCGTCACCATAGATATCTTTCTTAGTGACACATTTTTCTCTGATTAGTTTTTCTACGTATGCGAACATCTTTAATCCATTTTCTTCACAATATTCTTTTAATAGTTTATGTGTTTGTGGTGTAATTTTTAAGTTTTTGTCCCTTTTCATATACTATAAATATAAAACTATGATAAAAGTATGATAAAATTCATACTAATTTTGGGTATTACATACCCATAAGAAAAACTTTTGAATTTTCTGATGTATTTATATTGTAAAGGATAAAATAATAAATAAAAACAAAAACGAAAATTAAATGGCATCAACAGATAAAATATTTGTAAGTCCCGGTGTTTTTACATCGGAAAAGGACTTAACATTTGTCACAAGACAAGTTGGGGTTACTACGCTAGGATTAGTGGGGGAAACACCAAAAGGACCAGCGTTTGAACCAGTTTTCATTTCAGACTACGATGAATTTCAAAAATACTTCGGTGGGTTAAATAGTGAAAAATTCAAAGGAAGTGGTTACCACAAATATGAATTAAATTACATTTCAAAGTCATATCTTTCTCAAACTAACCAACTATATGTTAGTAGGGTATTAGGCTTATCAGGATATAAAGCAGGTAGTGCGTGGTCACTAACATTAGACGCAGCGTTGGATCCAGACACAGTAACGGAAACAGTGTCAGCAACAACTTACGGGGTTCTTTTAACTTATAGTGCCACTACAGCAGGAACACCAACTTCATTGGTTTGGGGTAACTCAAACTTAGAGGCACTTTACAATGATGGGGAAATTTCTTCATTATTTACAACTATCGGTAGTAAATCGGTGGGTGATATAATTGCTCAATCAACCGCAAAATACGTTAAAACAGGAACTAGTTTCTCAGGTGCGTCTTTCAGTATGGAAGTAACATCAAGTGGGTTATCTGGTACACAAACAACGGGAACTACGTCAGGTACGGTAACTGAATATGCAGGAACTTCATACTCATCTGTTGAGGATGTGGTGGTAGCGACATTAAGATCAAGAGGTGCAGTTAATGCATCAGAGGTAATGGTTTATAATGTATCAGCTACAACATCAGTAGAAATCGGAACGACACCCACTGGATACATTAAAGATCCATTATCGAGTCTATCAATTACTGGTACAAATAAAGATATGGAAACATTTAATTACAATGTATCTTTCGATAAAACAAACACAAATTACATCACTTCTGTATTAGGAAGGGGAGCACAAGATAAAGACGCTGAATTATGGGTAGAGGAATTCTATTCAAATACATTGGATGATTTAAATTCAGATGGTAAAGTTAGGGGTATAAACTCAACAATCATACAGATTGATAAGGATACTGTTGATACAAACTTAAATGACTATAATGAAGCTTACAAATCAGCAGCATCTCCATATGTATTATCAGAATTAAGGGGTAACAAACTTTATAGGTTATTTAGGTTAGTTACAATATCTGATGGTAATGCAGCAAATGAGGATATTAAATTTTCAATCATTAACATTAGACCAGATGATAAAACATTTGATTTGGTTGTTAGAAAATTTGCTGATGACGATGCAAGACCTACCATTATTGAGAAATACTCTCAATTATCTTTAAACCCAGCAGAAAATGGATTTATTGGTAGAAAGATTGGAACAACTGATGGTGAATATCCATTAAGAAGTAAATCTATGATGGTAGAGATGGCTGAGAATTGGCCAACCAATGGTGTACCTGCTGGATTCGAAGGAGTACCAGTTAGAGATTACATCGGTGGTAATGGAACGGCAGCACAACCAACATTAGAATATAAAACAGCCTATTCAGGAACCGATAAGAAAAGAAAAGTTTACTTAGGTTTAAATAGTGTTATCGGTGTTGATCAAGATTTCTTCAATTATAAAGGTGTAAATGATGATAGTGATATTGCTGTTTGGACTGGAAGAACTGATGGTTACCATTTAGATTCAGGAACAACTTCAACTTCTATTGAGGGGGTAACAATTACGTTAGGTGATGGTTCAATTTTCACACCAATATTTAACTTTCAAGTAGGTAACGCTGAGTTTAGAAATGAAGCTAGTTTAGAAGGAACTGACTATGAAAAAATAAACTCTAGAAAATTCACATTTGCACCTTATGGTGGATGGGATGGATGGGATATTTATCGTACTGAGAGAACAAATGATGATAGGTATAAAGTTAGTGGAACAAGAGGAGTTGCAGGTGGACCTAATGGAACAAACATATTCGATAGTTATGTAACAACTACTGAGGAAACAGCAATTGATTCTGATTATTACGCATACTTTGAGGGTTTAAGAACTTTCTCTAACCCAGAAGCAGTTAACATTAACTTATTTGCAACACCAGGTATCGATTTAAGAGATAACATCGGTCTAGTAGGTGAAGCTATTGATATGGTTGAAGAAGATAGAGCTGATTCATTATATATCATTACAACACCAGATTTAGATAGTGGTGGAACGGTATTAACAGAAGATGAAGCGGTTGATATTATTGAAGATTCTTCGGTTGACTCAAATTATTCAGCCACATATTGGCCTTGGTTACAAATGCAAGATACGGAAAACAATCAATACCTATGGTTACCACCAACGGGAGAGGTAGTTAAGAACATTGCACTTACCGATAATGTTGCCTTCCCTTGGTTTGCAGCAGCTGGTTTAAACAGAGGTACAACAACAGCAGTGAAAGCAAGAAAGAAACTGACGTTAGATCAAAGAGACACTCTTTATGAAGGTAGAATTAACCCAATGGCAACATTCTCAGATGTAGGTGTGGTTATATGGGGTAATAAGACACTTCAATCAAAAGAGACAGCCCTTAACAGAATCAACGTTAGAAGATTGTTGTTACAAGCTAGAAAACTTATATCCGCAGTTTCAATCAGATTATTATTTGAGCAAAACGATGATGTAGTTAGAAATCAATTCTTATCACTTGTTAACCCTATATTGGATAACATTAGAAAAGAAAGAGGTTTAACTGACTTTAGAGTTCAATTAGATAACGATCCAGAACAGATTGACAGAAATGAGTTGTGTGGTAGAATCTTTATTAAACCAACAAGAACGTTAGAATTTATCTGTGTAGAGTTTAATATAACCAACACAGGGGCTAATTTTGATAATATTTAATAAATAGGTTTTTATAATAATTTTAATAAAAGGTGGCAAAATTTTGTTACCTTTTATTTTTTGACTATATTTATCGTATATAGCTACTAATAGAACGAATAAAGATAAAACCTATGAAGATGAAAAAAATAGTAAGAATGACATCAAACGACATTGAATCAATAGTTAAGAAAATCGTTAAAGAAGAGAATATAAATGAATTAGATAAAAAAACTTATACTAGGGCTGCTGGTGAAGCCAGAGAACGAGGTATGAGTAAATTGGGTGATAGATTCGCTTCACATGGACGTGACTTTGGGACAAACATTGTTGGTGACATATCTTTTGATATTCAATATTATGGTACCAATGTTGTTAAAAATATAGAATTTAGCCCCGATGGTTTATCGTTTAGGGGGGATGTAAATAAGGGTGATGATGGTGAAACATCAAAATTTAGGTTTGATATTTTCGTAGACGAAAGAAATAATAAAATTAAGACATACTTACATGGAAATAATGTATCCTTACCATCAACAGTTAAAGATGCAAGAAACTACCTTCAATTACTTAATGATAATGGGGTTGATACATTTGGTATTAGACCTAAACAAATAACTTCTGGTTATGCAGATTTTGTAACAGAAAATGATATTAGTAGAATAGTTAAGAAAGTGATTTCACATAACTAAATAATTATGAAGGTACAACTAACAGAAACACAATACGATTTATTATTAGAGTTTCAGAAAAGAGCTTACTCTTTTGATTGGGATGATAATATTTTAAACATGCCCACACATATCCATTTGGAGAAGAAAGTTGGTATGGATGATTGGATACCTGTTGATGTTTCTACTGCTGAATTTGCAGAGGTAAGAGGTGAGTTAGGTGGTCGATATAGACTATTAAATGATGATGCTAAACAAGCATTTGCAGATTTTACAAATAATCACCTATTTCAATTAGATATTAAAAAAGCAATAAAAGAAAAATCATTCGGACCAAGTTTTGAAAAATTTAAAGAAGCATTAATGTATGGTAACGATTTTTCAATTATAACTGCCAGAGGTAATTCACCTAAAGCGTTAAGGGATGGGACACAATTACTTATTGATTTATCGTTTAGTGAAGAAGAGAAAAGAACAATGGAGGATAACCTTAAAGGTACCACCATTAAACAATATTTAGATTTACAAGACTATCACCCAGTATCATCAGAAGAATTCGGTAAAAGGTTTGGTGTGGATGTTTCAGGTGGTGGTGCTAACCCAGAAAAATCAAAAACTATTGCGTTAGAAGATTTTGTTAGAAGAGTTGTTCAATCAGCAAAACAATTACAAGGTGATGATGGTTATGAGGGATTGAGTGTTGGGTTTAGTGACGATGATTTAGGTAATGTCATTAAAGCTGAAGAGTTTATTAGAGCTGAATTACATAAAGCATACCCCAATATTAAGTTTTTAGTGTATGATACTTCAGACCCTAAAGACACTAAGAAAAAAAGAATTGTAATTAAAAAGTAATATTTCTGAAAAGTAAATATTTATAAATAAAGAATAAAAGAAAATTAAAACAATACAACTATGGCTGATTTATTAATGAGAATGCCCGTTCCTTACGAACCACTAAGAAAGAATAGGTTTATATTTAGATTCCCAGATGAATTGGGTATTCAAGAATGGTGGGTATCCACAGGTTCAAGACCAAAATATACAAGTGACGAGGTAGCAATCCCGTTCTTAAACACTGAAACTTATGTTATCGGTAAATTCAGATGGGACTCAATACAGGTTGTATTTAGGGATCCTATCGGTCCATCAGCGACACAAGCACTTATGGAGTGGGTAAGACTTCACTCTGAGTCAGTAACAGGAAGACAAGGTTACGCTGCTGGTTATAAGAAAGACGTAGAATTAGAAATGTTGGATCCTGCTGGTGTAACGGTTCAAAAATGGATTCTTCAAGGGACACAATTAAATGATGCTGATTTCGGTGGATTAGATTATAGTTCTTCTGATTTAGCAGAGATTACTTGTACTTTAAGGTTCGATAGAGCGGTTAACGTATATTAAACAATAAACATACAAATATAACTATAGAAAGCTTCCCTAATAAGGAGGCTTTTTTTGTTTTTAACCATATTTATAAAGAAAAGATTTAATGCCTAAAACCATAATTATAACAGAGGAACAATATAAAAGAATATTTTTACAAGAACAAATCCCTGGGATTAACATACCTAAACAATATAATGGAAAATCAATAACATGGAGACCAGAAGGTTATACACAAGAAGATTTTAATAAGGAAAATCAAAAGAAAAAGATGTCTGTTGCTAACTGTCGATGGGAAATTGGACCATCAGGTGGGGGGTGTTATGTTTGTCCCGATGGTAGGAGGGTTTGTGGTAATAACCCTACCGATGCAATTAATGGGCCAATGGGTGGTACTCTGAATTTAAAAACATTAG